TACTGGGAGCGTACGCAGGAGGCCGTGCAATCAGGGCAACTGGTAATTGCAAACGGCATCGCACAGAACATGCGTGATGCGGTGTTTTCGGTTTATAACGCTAGTGCCACCAGCGAGGTGTACCAGATCGAAGCACTGGATCTAGACGAGGAAGGCATCGTTACAATCAAAGCAAGCAACTTCCCCGTTGATGCCAGCCGTCGCAGCTTGATTGCCCGCGATACGTTGGACGCCGACTCCAGCTTCATTATTGAAGGACCACAGTCCGCCTAATGGCCTACCCCACGCTGGCACCCACAACCCGCAATTTTGACGCCGGGCAGTATCCGTTCAAAACCTTCAGCTCGCTAAGCGGCAAAGAAGTGCGGATTTTGTACGGCAGCAAGCGCACCGGCATGACGCTGGACTTGGCGTACGACAACATCACGGACGCCACCGCAGACGATTTTGTCGCACACTACGACGAAACAAAAGGCGGCTTTACCGCATTTGACCTTCCCGCTGCCGCAAAAACCGGCTGGACTGGTGCCAGCAGTGCCATCGATGCTGCCAGCGGCAACCAGTGGCGCTATGCCGAGCCGCCTAGAATCACGAGTGTACGCCCCGGCATTAGCAGCGTCACGGTCAAACTAGTGGGTGTCCTCTGATGGCAAAGGTTTATACAGGCCGCGACGGACGCCTACTCATCGATGGCGTGGAGCAAATCAAGGTCACCAACTGGCAGCTGACCGGCTCCTTGGAGATGCTGGAGACCACAACTCTCGGCGACGCCCAGCGTAGCTATACACCCGGCGTCCAAGAATTTAACGGCAGCGCCACACTGCTGTATTTCAACGATGGCACCGGCCGCAACGATGCAGCAACCGCATTGAAAAAAGTGCTGCGTGTAACCGGCATCGAAAGCACAGATACGGTTGATCTGCGGCTGCGACTGGTAGAAGGCACTGTTAATCACGACGTACGCCTTACGGCTTATATCACGAGCGTCAGCTTCGGCGCCAGCGTCGGTGAGATCAGCTCAGCACAGATTAGTTTCCAAGCCACTGGTGCGCTAACTGAGGTAACCATCTGATGAGCGTTTACCTTGGCACTGTTGGCAGCGTCGAACTGACGCGACGATCGGTCGACGGTGAACTACTCAGTGTTGTCAACCCATCTGATGTAAACATAACGCGCGATCGGTTTTCGTTTGATTTCAAAGAAGGCACACTAATTAGCGGCGACTTTATTGAAATTACCGCGACAGATGGCACAAACTTAGATTTTATTACTACAGCCGGTTGGGCAAATGCAACAGTGCAATCTAGTGGCAACTGGTATGTCTATGTCGATGAACTAGATGGCATTCGTTTGTATAACAGTTTTGATGATAGTTTGGAAGGCAGTACGGCCGGCTTGATTGGCCTTGCCACGATCAGCCGTGATATCCCAGTTCGTGTAGTGGTACGCGATCGAGGTGGCAGGTTGCTAGCTTCCGTGACGGAGTACGAACTAAACACAAACCGTGAGACAGTTGATATTACATCGCTTAGCGACGATTACCGTCAGCAGTACAGCTCGCTTATTACTGGCTCCGGGCGTATTACAGCGCATTGGGACTATGTGGATGAAGCTGGCAAGGAACCAGTCAATTATCTGATGCAGCTGGTGCTACGCACGGAAATTGGCTCAGGCTTTCGCGCTAAGTTGTACATCAAAAGTGCAAATACTGATGCCACTGCCGGATCATTTGCGGCATCGCAGCTTAACGATGCCTTGTGGTGGGAGTTTGATGCGCTGGTCACAAGCAGCGCGACAAGCTTTGCGCCAGGTGACGTGATCGTTTCGACTGTGGATTTTGTTGCGACCGGTCCGATCAAACTGCGCGCACGTACTACAGGCGCCAATCGCCTGCTGCAGGAATCCGGCAGTCCGATCCTGCTGGAGCAAGGCGGCTACCTACTGCTTGAAGGTGAAGAGGCTGCCTAAGATGGGAGCACTGAACTAGAGAAGTAGCGCCGTGCCTGATCTGCGCATTACGGAACTGCAGACGCTGGCCGGGGCCAACCTCGCAGCTGGTGACTACCTGCCGGTTGCTGATGTAAGCGCCAGTGAGTCTAAGAAGATTACAACGAGTGACTTCGTGGCAAACGCGGTCACGCTGATCGCTGACGACACCATCCCGAGCGCCAAGATCCTGTTTACCAGCGGCAGCGTCCCAGGCTCCGCCATTGAAGACAACACGATCACCGCTGCCAAACTGTTTGCCAACGGCATTACCGGCAACAAGCTCGCCAATAACAGCAGCGCTCAGATTGTTGCGGCACTGCCTGCATCCGGCGATTTTGTCGGTCAGCTAGCTATCGAAACCGGCACCAACACCGGTTACATCTGGAACGGCAGCGTATGGGCTACGTTCAAGGCTTCGGGCAGCATTAACACTGTTGTAGGCAGCAGCGCCGGCCTCGTCAACATCTCGGTTTCGACAGTCGGATCTGAAGTAACAATCAGCACCTCGCTCGATAACACCAACGCTGCTGGCCAATTTTTGGCTGGCCCCAGCGGTGCAGCTGGTGCAGTCAGCTATCGCACGATTGCCACATCCGACCTGCCCACTGCCACCACTAGCGCCAAGGGTGCAGTGCAGGTAAATGGCAACGGCCTGACGATGAGCGGTGACCAGATCCGCATCAATAACACCGTTACTGCAAATACCACGCAGTACCACTTGGCGCAATATGACGCCAACGGACTTGTTACCGCCGGCCGTCAGATCACAGGCGCCGACTTACCCGCCGCCACATCTAGCACACTTGGTGCAATGTACCCTGGCAACGGCCTGCAAGTTACAAACGAAGGCCGCCTGAACCATAGCAATAATGCTACGACTGGTACCTATACCAAGGTAACGATTGACGCACAGGGCCACGTCACCACAGGCGCAACACTCGGCGCTGCCGATGTACCAGAACTACCTGCTAGCAAAGTAACCACCGGTGAATTTCCCACTGAGCGGTTTGCCAATGATGCAGTAACTGGAGCCAAGCTAGCGAACTCCTCTGTCACCAAATTTGGTGGTGCTGCTAGCACCGAAGGCATTATTACCTTCCCGACCGCCGATTTTACGGGTCAGTATTTCTTCGATTCAATTAACGGCGACTTGTACCTGTGGGATGGAAATGCGTGGCAACCGATCACGATTACTGCGGGCGAGATTATTTACGCTGGCACGTTTGACGCCTCCACACCTACAAACGCTGGCTCAGTTGCATCGGTAACCACTGCTGGTGCAGCAATAGGCCTTACGGTTGGCGCAGCCCTACCTGCGGCATCAGCCACCAACAGTAGGTACTACTTAGTTGTAAGTAAAAGCGGCACGCCAAATACCGGTCATGCGCCGCATGTACCATTGGCCCCGCCGGACATGATCCTGTCCAATGGCACCGCATGGGTAGAAATTGATGTATCCACAGCTGTAACTGGTGCCACGCAGGCAGTCAACATCACGTTCACGCCTACCGGCAATATCGCAGCTGTCAATGTCCAAACCGCACTGCAAGAACTAGACAACGAAAAGATCGGAGCCGCTGGTGCAACCATTACTGGCGAGCTACTGATCGGCACAACCGGTGCATTGGCATTTGAAGGCAGCACCGACAACGCGTACGAAACGTATATTGCAGCAGCGGATCCTACTGCTGACCGCACAATTACGCTGCCAGACCGCAGCGGCACTGTTATTACAGACGGTGATACTGGCACTGTTACTAATACAATGCTCGCCGGCAGCATTGCGCTCAGCAAGCTTGTATCGCTCACCAGCGGCAACATCATTATCGGAAGTGCCGGCAACGTAGCTACAGCTGTTGCGGTAACTGGCGACGTAACCATCACCAACGCCGGTGTTACTGCAATCGCTGCAGATACCATTGTTAACGCTGACATTAACTCCAGCGCTGCCATTGCTTTTAGCAAGCTTGCTGCACTAAACAGCGGCTCCATGCTGGTCGGCAATGCCAGCAACGTCGCGACTGTCGTCACAATGAGTGGCGACGTAACTATTACCAACACCGGTGTCGCCGCAATCTCCACTGGCGTCATCGTTGATGCAGATGTCAACGCAGCAGCTGCGATCGCGGGTACAAAAATTGCACCTAACTTTGGCAGCCAGAACATTACAACGACTGGTACATCAAGCGATGGCAAGGGCAACCTGCGCAGCATCCCACAGAATGCACAGACTGCTGCTTATACGCTGGTCGCCGCTGATGCTGGCAAACACATCAGTATTACAACGGGCGGCGTAACAATCCCCAGCGGTATATTCAATGCCGGCGATGCGATCACCATTTACAACAACAGCGGTAGCAACCAGACAATCACGCAGGGCGCTAGTACGACGGTACGGCAGGGTGGTACAGCAAATACCGGCAACCGCAC